AATGTGATTAAATCTTGTTCTGGGAATCCTGCTCTTGCAATCTCCAAAACCTTCTTTAATTGTTTCTTGTCTGGGTTGGTTAATACAAAAATGGAGTCCTTATCTCCTTTGTTCTGGGATGGTTTTGGTGAGTGAGTGGGGTTAGAATCTATGATTAATCTAACAAGCGTTGTTTCCTTTGCATTTGATTTGTAATAGATTTCTCTATCATCTAGTAATGCCTTTTGTTCATGATACAAAAGACTAAATGCTTCTTCTTTGGAATATATTTTGTCTTTCATGCTACCCTAGTACTATTTGAGTTTAAATAATCTTTGAAGTAAGTTCTTATTCTTGGTAGATTTCTTTTTGTTGGAACTGCGTTTGGGGTGTGGGTCTGTCTCTCCACTACTTGTAGTTCCTCTAATCTTGCCATTTTTGAACTTTAGTTTCCTCATTATGCATAGACAATAGTGTATCTCAATAAGCTATTGCTTAATGCCACTACATTCCAGCCGTAAAATGTTGTGATTGTAAGTGTGTCTTCCCAGACCTTTAATGCTGCGGCATCTGTAACTTCATCTGAGACTACTAAGTCATATACCGCTATAACTGGTGCTATTACCATATTCTTTCCTCCATGATTTCAATAAAATATAAAATAAAAAAATTAACCAAAAAGTTTGTTCTTCTTTGGTTTTGGTTCTTCTAGTTTATCCTTAATGCCTTTCTGTTTCTTATAAAGGTCTAAGTTGATTTCTAAAAGTTCCCACTGAGCGAATTGTTCAGCAGTTAAACCATGTTTGTTATCTTTAACTTCTGGTTTTGATTTATTCTTTGCCATCTTCATTCACCTAAGCTTGATGAGGATAGTCTATTGTTATCCCATTGTCACCAACATCTGTATTTCCTACATCATTACAGAAGTTTCCAATCCAACTATCAGTTGATGAACCAACACAATTGGTTTCATAAGCTGTAACATCCAAAGTATTTCCAGTAACAATGTTTCTTTCTCCAACACTATCTTTATAAGTATCAATCAAAAGAGTTGTGTCCGCTGAAAAATCATTGCCTTTAATTAAACAACATCTTCCAGCAATGTTAATTCCTGCATCATCAACCTTATCATCAAACAAGTTATTCAAAATTCTTGCCCGGTAAATTAGCTTTACAGCCTGAGTTCCCAATATAGCGGTTGCTAGGCTTGTGAACACATTACCACTTATGGTTATATCTGGTACACTATTCAGACGGATTCCATAGAGTGCGGTTTCTGTTGTGCTTCTGAAAATGCAATTTTCAACTGTTGAACCCAGTCCTGTTACTGCTATATCAATAGCCCCACCACTTGTTGCCCCATTCGGTCTAAATCTAAACCCAGATACATAACAATCTTTGGCTGCAAGTGTTAGAATTACTCCATCTGCTGTTCCAACAGTCCACATAACCCCTTCCGGTCTATTTCCAACACCAATGATTCTCAATCCAACTTGGGCTGCAGTAACTGAAACAGATTCAGCATAATCAGATGTTTCTACAGTTGTGGTTCCGCCCTTAACAAAGATTGTGTCATATTTACCACTCTTTGCTAGGGATGCTGCAACACCCTCTGCGATTGTAATAAATGCGTTTTCCCATGTTGAACCATCTCCAGATGAACTCAAGTTAGCATCAACATAATAACAATCTCCCCCATTCATTACACCATTTACTCCTTGAGAGAATGTGTAATGTTGGTCAGTTACATATGGGCCTTTTGTGAAGGGTGGTGCTGCCACCCCATATTTACTTCTTAATCCTAGTGCCATTTTAGTTTTCCTCCGTTCTTTTTCTACTCCTGTAAGGGAGTTCTTATTTTGTTAAAGCAGACAAACAACTGCAGAATAAAAATAAAAAAAATTAATCCTTACTTAAAAGTAAAGATTAGTGTTCCACCACAAGTTGCTGATGAACTTGAATCTGGTGAAATTGTGGCTGTTGTAGTTGCTACTTCACTTGTGTATGTTGCTACTTCAAGAACTGAACCTGCAGTTGTTTCTGCCCATCCATGAACTCCAAGTAATTCACTACCACCATGTTTAGCTAAATCAATTCCTATTGTGTCAGTTCCCCATACAAAAGTTATTGGGAGAGTAACAGCAATCTGTGATACTCCACAATTTGGTTCTTTTGATTTAACATCCACTCCACTTGTGCTTTCAATAAATGCTACTACCATTTTTCATTACCTCCTTATGCACCGATGTCAATCATTACGTGATTGAATTGTGGTGCTTTTACAACAAGACACTCATAGCATTTGAGCATAAACTTAATACTATCATTAGTCTTTGCTAGTTCCTCATAAGAAACATCCTGTAAGACTCTCATCTCAATCACATTTGTGTCTAATACAAACAGACTTCTTCCTGTTGCCGGAACCATCGCTCCTGTTCCTGCTGTGGATGATAAGAACCTGGAAGCAATAATAGGTATCCCTTCAAAAGACACAGTAGTTATACCCCATGCAATTGTCTGGGTTGAGACATACCTTAATTGGTCTTGGATTAAGCTTTTTATGTGGTCATAAGTTGCATAATCCGTTACCATTAGGTTAGGTTCTCCACCACTGGTTCTACAAGTCCTAATTGAAGTTCTTATGTTGGATATTGCCAATGTAGCACCAGCCATATCCGTTTTATAACTTGAACTTCCACCAAGAGTGCATGAATTAGCATCTGTAATATAGTTATACAAACCATTAAATGAATAGGTTGCATCTATTGTGGTTGAGTTTACTGGTTCTGTCCAATCTGTTTCTGAATCGCCAAGTAAAATCATAGATTCTTCAAGTCTCTTTAATGCAAGTGTTTTGTTCTTGACTTCAAGAGATAATGAATCTACATACCCACCGCTAGCAAGATACTGTTTACTTGAAGCAAACATAGGCCCTGTTACTCTACCAACTGAATATAGATATTTGATGCTTACACTTCTCCTTGTGTATGAATCATTCTGTTCAGTTAATGCACCATCTTCTCCTAATGGTTTTGCAGATGAAATGGTTGTTAGCTGGTTATAATCTGCAGTTTTACCAAAGTTGGTAACTCTGGGGATTAGTTCAACTAAAGGTGTTGCTCTCCTTGTCAAATCAACAATTTCTGGGTCTACATATACCGGAATCAATACTGGTAATGTTCCTGCAGCATAAGTTGACAAGGTTGTGGTTAGTGCCTTTCTGAGTGTGAAGCCACCTTCCATTAAGTCTCCTGCTATTGATTTTCTCATGTCATAATCATTCATACCATCTGAGAGAACCATCTTTTCGGGTAGACCATTTCCGCCTGTATAGGCTTTGTGAAAATCCGTCTTTGTCATTTTAAATCCTCCTACTCTTTAAACCTGACCTTGCCAAGTTCCATTTGTTTCTTAACCGACATGGCCTGTGTGCTTTCAGGTGCAACATTCTCATCTATTGCTTTATAGAAACTCTTTTCATAGAACTTCTCTATTTTTTCCATATCTTTCTGGACATTAGATAACCTGTCATTAACAGACTTTTGTAATGCATCTACTTTCTTTTCAACCGCATCTCTAATTCCGTCTATTTGCCCCGATAGGCTTACAAACAAAGGACTTTTCATTAAATCAGGATTAACCGATTTACCCATTGGGGTCTCTTGTTCTCTTTTACCATCCACTACAGATGGTGGTACAAATACATCCTGAGCATCGCTAGGTGTACTCATGTTTGGTGTGATTGTTGAATTTGAATCTGTTGCTGATGCTGTATCTTCTTCTGGAGATTCTCCAGAACCAGCTTCTCCTTTCTTGGCTTTGAGTTTGGATTTCTTTTTCTTCTTTTTTTCTTCCTCATCCTCATCTTCCTCAAGGTCTTCTTCTTTCTCTACATCATCTTCTTCTGAATCTTCCTTTTCTACATCTTCCTCTGATTCTTCTTTCTTGGATTTCTTTTTCTTTTCTTCTTCGGAATCATCATCAGAATCTTGCTTTTCTACTTCTTCTTCAGAAGCAGGGTCTTCTTCTAGTACTTTTTTCTTTGCCATTTGGTTTCCTCCATTAGTTTCTTGGTATTTAAATACCCTTGATATTTTATCAATTGCAACTTCCTTACCTAACACATTCTGTGGTTCTCCAACACCGCTACCTGTGTCATTAACTGGTTGAGCCAATGGATCAGTACCTGTTGCGGTGGGTTGCATAAATGATTCTCCCGGTAGTTTTTCTGATTCTGCTTTCATCCGGTTATACTTTTTGTTTCCTTTTGTTTCTGATTCTAGTACAATGGGTGTTACTTCTGTCCCAGCATAGAACCCGAAATCTCCATCATCAAACTTGACTTTATACTTATCACCACATTCCATGATGACCCCGTATTTTTCACCAACTTTAACTTTCTGTTTTATTCTTAAATTTTGGTAAGGCATATTGAACACACTCCGTTTCTTATTGATTTAGATAAACAATTAGGGCAATTACCCGGCATTTTAAGTTTAGCTGATTTAGCAATTGCTTGTGAAATAGATAAATAAGATTCTGCATTACTAGGTATTCCAACAACCGATACTTCATATATCTTAACCTTATCGAGTACTTTTACTTTCTTGCCTATTTCCTTATCATATTCCCAATTGAAAGAAGTAACATTACCACCCACACTCAAGCCAAGCTTTATGCCCTTCCTTAACTTATTTAGAAGCATTGGCACTTTCTGGTTGGTTGTTGGGTCATCAAGAGTAATCCCTACTTGAACTTGATTATTGACCAATTCTGCTTGATTGATTATGCCAAGTGTATTTTCCCAGTTATGTTCATGATTGCCAAACAGATTGACACCAATGGTCTTAATGTCTGAAACCATCATATTCAATGCTTTGGCTGACATTTTCTCATCATCCCTATCCAAAGAAGTGGTAGAAGCTATGCCTGTAAGTGTACCAGAAGAATCTTTTTTCAATGGGATTATAACTTCAAAATCATTCATAGAATTAGTATTACGCTATTTTGTTATTTAAGTGTTGCCGTTAATTTTTATTTAAGTCACTCATATTTACCTTTTTTCTAACTTACAACTCCTCCTAAATTATTGGCTATGCCTCTAACAATCATTTTGTGTAGATAAGCTATTGCTCCTAGTGTATCAGTTACCTCAGCACCTAGTCTATATATTTCCAAACTCAATATCTTATCTCCTGCATCAAAAGCTGCGGTTGGTATAGTAAATGTGGAATGAATTAATCCGTTAGCAGTAGCTGAACTTTCTTTTACGTGTTCAGCACAAGAAGTGGTTGTCACATCAGTCATATCTTCGTCATTGCCTTTAATCTGATATTTAACATCCCAGTAACAATCTGCCGATGTCGTGGGAGTTTCCCAAATTAAAATAACTTCAATGTTTTCGGTATCATCCCACCTACCTGTTATTCTCATAGTTGCGTGGATATGCTCTGTACTTCCATCAGCATACGCATAAGCTGTACCAAGTCCTCTATTAACCTTTGTAGCAGTTTGAGAAGTTGGCTCTTTGAATCCAGTATTATCAATTTCAAACCCTATCCAGCATCTAGCTGTACCCTCTAGTGTCATTCTGCCACCAGAAGCAATTAAAGTTTGATTAGTTCCATCTCCAAATCTATGAGCTGTAGTAGCTCGGTAATCTAAATATCCATCATCTAAAGAATCAATAGCTTCATTTCCATCTGTTTGGGTAAACTCTATTTTATCTCCAGCATGAATTGTTCCTGCATTGGTGTAGATAGCGTAGTTATTAGTACCTGCAGTTTGGTTATCTGCATAATATCCATAATTATTTGTAATGGTTCCTGCTCCTGACCTATCTTCTGCATTGAATATTTTAGCTGTAGTAATTGTGCTGGAGGCGTTAGTTGCTTTTATTCCAGCAGTATATCCGACAACAGTATTAGTTGACCCAGAGCCAACATGAGAAATATACATCTTTCCACCAAATAAAGAACCTGTTACAGCACCTGTATTATATAAATAACCTTCTAGGCTAAATGCTCTAAAATCCATTGCTCCAGTAATAGCTGCAGGCACTGAAACACTATACCTAGAGGCATACTGTGTAGCACTGCCTCCTGAATCAAAAGCCCTATTAACTACTAATGACGTATTTGTTTGAACAGAAGCAGTAGCATTACTTCCAGTGCTAATAGAAAAGTTACCTTCACTACCAACGGTTGCGTTAACCGTTCCACCACTATTCTGCCATTCTTGAAGGTTAGAGGTTTGGGTAGAGTGGGCTTGGATGATGGATTGAATGGCGTCGGACGAGCCTGCGATGTGTAGCGTACATGTTGGACTATCAGTACCAATCCCCACTCTCCCATTAGTAGTATCTACATTAAATACTGGTGTGGTGTCTGCTTGTTGGATTTGGAAGAAGGTGGTACTGTTTGTACCAGTCATAGTGTCACCAGCCTTCTCTACCCATATATCCCCTGCCCCTCCTGCGTCTAATCCAAGACCAGTAACCGCTGCCGCCGGAGTTACAGGGTTATAGTTTGCTCCATCACCCATCCAGAAATAGTTAGCAGTATTAGTTGCACCAAACAAACCATCATCAGGGATAACTAAATTACCAGTTAAGGTTATATCTGTACCTGTAGTTGGCACTCCTATAGTTAAAGTATCAGCACTAGCATCAACTAAAATAGCAGTCTGAGTATCACTATTAACTTGAAAATCATTTATAGCACCAGAGCCAGAGTCATTATTAACTATTAGCCCTGCTCCTAGAGTACCTCCAGTTAAATTAAGTTTTAAATCTAATTCATCTTGTAAATCAGTTTGATCGCTTAAAGTACCTGTAATTGAACCCCAAACCATTGATGGTGTATTATCATCTACATATTTTTTAGTAGCAGCATGTAAATCAGCTGTTGGTACTCCAGACAAAGTAAGAAGTCCGGTCATTGTGTCGCCAGTTATTTTCACATAACGCCTATCATAATAACCTATCCCAGGCGAGGTGTAGTTGAAAGTTGCCATCATGTCAGACCTGCTTTATACACTACTTGGTCAGCAGTATCTGATACACAATATATTGGTGTGCTTGTGTCATCTAGTTCGATTTCTACTGCTGAGTCTGCGGTTAGTTCACCATAAGCATTAGCACCAGTATTATCAACAGTACTAGGTCCGAACCAGATGGTACCAGTATTAGTGGATTTAGATTTAAGTGAGATTGCCAGTGTTGTACCTGTAAATGTCATTTCAACAGCAGATGTTCCAACAGTTACAGGCCCTCCATTAATACCTGTTGGGGGTGTTATACTGATTTCCACATCCGAATCTAAAACAACATTGACGGCAACATCACCATCAGGGTCTTCTTTAAACTTCTTAAATTCTCTATCCCGGATGTCACTTGGAAGCATTTAAACTCTCCCCCTTTTTGTTAAATTATGACAATATTTACATAATGTTACTCCATTTTCAATTGACCATAACTCTTTACATTTTAAGGAATCTTCTATTGAAAATATTTTATTTTCTTTTAAAATTAAATGAAATTCCTTAATATGATGTGCTTCTAAATAACAACTTCTCTTTCCACAAGTTTGACAAGTCCAATTATCCCTTTTAAAAATATCACTTCTCCATTGTTCATATTTTTTAGAATGTCTAATTAATTTATTAAGTTTGGTTATTCCTCCTTTCCAATTCCAATGACTTTTCCCTGATTTAGTTGGATTATTTAACTTATTCCTTAAAGATAAGTTGGGATTTTTTTTTCCTTTCCAACAAGAAATTTGTCCTATATGAACCTTACTCATCTTTTTCAATGTTTCAGGAGTTCTAATAAATTTACCTGGATTAGGATTTCTTCCATTTGGATTAATTCCTTTTTTCTTCATAGTTTCACTTATCTTTTTTCTTCTTTGTTTTTCTTTTTCAGGACTCAAAATAAAGTTCTTTGGTTTCATAAAGATTATCTCTTTTTAGGCTTTAAATATTTTATTATTTATATATTGTATATCTTTTAACACCAGAACCAATAGGCTTGATTCCTTCAAATGAATTGATTATCTTAACAAATGATTTGAAACCCCTTACCCTTTCTTCTCGCATGATTGAAGGTTCTTCTTTCTTTATTTGTTCATATAGTTGTGATGCTTTTAGGGAACTCTGATTATCTGTGAGTGTTAAAACCACTAATTTGTTCAGCTCTTTTCTTTCAATCATGGGGCATTTATGCTAGTCTTTCTTGAAGTAATTTGTGTATATCTTGTAGTTCCTCCAATATTAATAATTGATATTTCTGTTCGATTGGGATGAAATCCATCTTGTTTTTACCGTGGTCTGCAACTGAATTAGTCATCTCTGTAACTGGGATGGGTTCTGTATTCTTCTTAATCCCTCCATGTTTCAGTTTGGTTATTGTCATGAATATCTAATCCCCGTTTGGTATTGTGTGATTTTATAAAATAACTCTGTGCCTTCAAGGCGTTGGAATACGTGATATGTTTCAATACCTGTTTTTTTATCTATTTCTGGAACAATAGCATAACTTTGACCCCCAAGTACTAGTTCGCTAAATGGTATATTATCTGGTAATAATAACAACTCATCTAAACTAATAACATCTCTTGCTAAATCGGATTTTACCATTGTCTTATCACAATTTTACATTCATGACATCTAATATACTGCTGTTTATTGCCCTCATCATTGGGGGTAATCTCATCACAAAACGGACACCTCATTTTAATCATTTCCTATTTGGTGTGAATCTGCCATATTTATCAATTATCCTTTTTGCATAATGTAATTTGTGGTGTTCTGCTTTTTCCATTAATTGTAGGTTTTCAATGCGATTGTCCAATTTATCCAAAGCTATTCATATATCTTCTACTTCTGTCCAAGTGCACCTGCACCGAGGATGCAAAGGAATTACATTCTCTGCTTGTTTGATTGAATATATCTTACCATCCTTCTCTGCACATTTCCTACATAACCGCCCATCTTCTGGTGCTGATATGAACTTAACATATTTGGTGCCTTTAGCTTTCATCCTATCAAGGTTACCTTTATTGGCTAGTCGAATAATCTCTGTTCTGGCAATCAGTTGTGCTCTGGGGTAATCATCAATTACTTCATTAATTTGCTGTGCCACATTATATATAGAATCATTCCCCAAAAGAGAACCCTTTAGAATTGAGATAATATCTTCTACTTTCTCTTTACCTATATCATTTAAGTATTTAATCAGCATTGATTTATATGAACTTGATGACGCAAATGATTCTGCAAATGGGAATGATTTAGAACAATCAAAGCCACAATATGCCTTGACATCCATTAAATCATCCTTTGACTTAGTGATTGATTTATTGTATATTGGTTTAGAATTGTTATTTGCTTGTAGGGTGTTAGTCATTTCTTCCATCATTGGTGCTTGTAATAAATCTTTAGAATTGAACCTTGCACCGCATGAAGTGCATCTCATATCATCTAGTAGGTTTTCTTCGGCATTCAATGTTGCAAGTGTTGGTCTGCCACAGATAGGGCAATTAACCAAATCTTCTTTATTCATTTGTGGTTGAAACATAGCACCAGATAATCTTCTAGGTTGTGTTAATGGTTGTTCTCTGTAATATTGTCCATCATCCACACCCTTTTGTGTTTTTGAACTTACGCCTTCTTGCCGATTCCTTTCATCAGTATATCCAGGACTCTCTTGGTTTTCTGTTTTATCGCCCTGTGAATTAGAATCATCATTCTGGTTATTATCACCATAACCACCACCCATCATATCTCTCATGTTATTACTGACATCCCCATTCTTAATGGGTTCAAGGCCCATCTCATTTCTTACTTCATTAATAGTCTTAACGCCCATTGTTAATTCAAGGTTCCAATTAGTCAACCTAGAATTCTTTTCTGCAGGATCATCATATATGAATTGGAACTGAATCCCTTCAAAGCCAAACTCATCTACCACACCCTTGTTAATGTTTGCTTCCAGTAATTTAAGGAATGGCCTGATTCCTTTCCTTTTAACTAATTCTGATTGTGTTGCTGATGTAGCCCTATTCAAATCATCCGTAATTCCCAACTCGCTTGGGCTTAATCCAAAAGAAGATATTACAATATTAAAATACCATTTCTGTGTCTCTAAGAATTGTAGCTCTTGCTGTGATACTGCAAATGGTTGCCATTTAAGGTCTTTGTTCATTATTGCCACTTTATGTGGTTGTGCTTTAAATTCATTATTCCAATAGCTTCTAAATTCCCTCATCTCCACCTCATTAGTATCAAGCAGTGATAATGCACCATCTGGGATTGCTGTTTCTTCAAAGAACCTCTTATTATAAAGGGTAGAATAATGTAATGATTTAACAATGTCCAGAATGCTTTGCGTTCTTGCATAACCATAACAACTCATACTTCTATTATGTTCTTGCACATAGACAATCTCATCCTTATTAAACCACATTGGGTGTGCAGGGATTTGATAACTGTATTGCCAGAAACCTCTTTCAAAACCAAACTTATCAATCTCTTTAAGGAAACTAGCACCATCCCTAACATAAATCTCAGTCATCCTCCTTTGCCCCTTGGGCTTCAATACAGGTGCACCACTCTTTGGTTCTATCTCATCAAAGTTATATGAATTAAGGTCAAATACCTTTACTATTACTCCTGCATCAATCTCGAGAATGTCTTTCATTAATGCTCGGATTATCCCACCAAAAGATTCATTATTCTTATTCGGGTTTAATAAGAAATCTTTAACTGTTTTGATTGAATCTTCTACCCAATCATACTGGTACTCATCCATTGGAACTATATCCCAAGCAAGTGAGCTAATCTCATCCATCAATGTCTTAACACAAGCAGATACCCAGAAATCTTGTGAAAATTGCCTTAACTCATTAGTATCAACCCTTCTTGGTTGCCCTCTTATTGGTTGCCAGAAATATTCTGTTAATACTGCCTTTCTACCATCAGCACCAATCCAAGGCATACCTGTAGCAGTCCAATAATTGCCTGTTGCCATTCCAGAGAATGCACCAATGTCTTTCTTTACATCTTGGAGTTTCCTTACTTCACTTCTTAACCTAGAAATCTCCTTTTTGATGTTTGAAGGAATGTCTTCATCTGCCATAGAATTAATTAATGGGTGTGCTGATATTTAAATGTTATGCTGTTCCCAAAATGTCCCAAACCCCAACAAACCTAAATGTTATGTAATTCGCCAGTTTTACCTATATAAAGAAATGTATTAAGACATAGATTCCCATAATAATCTTCTGCCCTTCCTAATTGTAGAACTGCTTTATTATAGCCCTTGTCAGATGCTTTGACTTCATAGATGTCCCATTGTCCATCGGGCCTTACACCCACATAATCTAGTTCTCCCAACTCATAGAAATGGTGTCTCATGCTAAATTTATACATATGCCCAACCAATTCATCTAATGAATCAATATATTCAGATTCCTTTGTATGTTGTTTTACCATCTTCATTCCTCATAATGGGGGAACCATTTATGTACTATCTGGTCAACACCCTTAGCATTAGAATAACAATCCACTACGCCAAAGCCCATGTTAGCTGCAAGCTTCTTGCCTCGCATCCATTCGGTTTGACCACATAGCGTACCGCTTTCAAAACCATGCACATTCCTCAAGAACATATAAAGTGCCTTATGGTAATGGCCTTCATGAACTATGTTTGGTTTCTCACCACCACTAAAACTCTCAATCAGTTTCTGCAACTTGTAACTCACAGCATAAGCTGACCCATCATTAGGGTGGAATAGTTTAATGTGTACGGAGTTAGTTGGGTGTAGGTCACCTTCATTTTGACCCAGATGTTCATATTGTGGTACTCTCCGTTCTAACTCTTCGCCAACAACAACACCCATGTTCTGGGGTTTGAAATACCATTGATCATGATTGCCATCTATCCCGAAGGTGTGGGCTGGTAATTGTGAATATAGTTCAACTGCATGATTCATTTGTGCATTGTAACCTACATCTTCTAATTCATAAACATGACCTATCCTATTACTCATGCCCTCTAGATGATCGCCAATATCAAGTATAAACTCTGGTTTCTCGCGTTTAAATACCCTAATCATCTTGTCCCAAAGCATGGGTTGAAAAGCTTTCTGACCAATATGCGGGTCTGCAAAATAACCATAACGGAACCTCTTACCGGATAAGTTGATACGTTTTGCAGGTGATTCTTTTGCCCGAGCAGATTTTAAGATACTTATAAGGTCGGGCTCAGTAATGTCATACTTCTGGAGGAATGTGTCAAGGTTACGTTTCCCTAAAACCCCTAATGCTTCATCCAAATCAATACCTTGTTTAGTCATAAGATGTTCAAGTTTTGAATAATCGGGTGTCTTATCAGGTTCATCAATAGGTTCTTGGTTGTTAGTTGCCATTAGTTACCTCCCTTTGGATTTAATGAATTTTTAATTATGCAACGTATCAGAATGGGTGGTTTCTCTCATGGTCATTACGGATGTGATCTCTTAAATCCCTAACAGTCCAGAACCCCCTACCACACCAAGGACATTGTTCATCCCCTGTAGGCATAACTGTACCATGAAGTCTAACCACCATAATCTAATCTAGAACGTTCTGTTATTTAAATGTTATTAAAACCCATCAGGTGGAGAAGCAATAAACCACCTGATAGGAAAAAGAGTTGGTATCTCATGTACTATTATGTTTGGAATGCTTTTGATATTTAAATGTTGCTAATTACCTACATCCAATGTGCCAAAACATAATGGTGGGTTTACAACAACCTCAAAATAGAACCTCATCATAAAGGCATCACCATAATCGGGGCTTCTACCAATATTCTGTTTGATTATATCCTTTGGTGTCACCATTAACTTACCATCCTTATCGGGATTATGTTTCTTAATCTGTTCAAGGTCTTCAATGAGTTTATCTTTAAATTCATTAGCTATCCCCGAATATATCCCCACCTCATTCCGATTTACTTGTTCTGCCGCACTAAAAAAACATTGTGCCTTGAGATTGCCATAGTTATGTTCTAATGGTATATTCCTTCTGACCATCGGCAATGCTCTAACAGATTGCTCTCTACTAAATGGTCTGCTATTAGCTACAAAACCCTTTACTCCCTTCAATACATCCACCAGTCCACCACCGATACCATCCTCATCAATTATCACTTGGCTTCTTGGTACTGCATATTCAGTCATTATATTAATCAATTTTGCTTTAACAAATTCGGTGGGAGGGCCTACATAATCATCCTTGCCGTACATCCACATCTTAGTAATATAAAACCCATCCCATAAGATAATAGTTGTCTTGTCTTCACCATACCTCGCAACATCAACAGAAATGTACTTCAGTTCGCCATCTTTCTTTACATACAAGTTAGTAAACATATTAAGGAGATTGTCATACTCAAATAGTTTAGCAGGATCATCATCATATTCAAAGTTACCATGCAATAGTCTTTCCTTGCTAATCTTATCGAGTTTCTTGAGGTTCTCAATATAGTATTTACTGATGTAGGGGTTATCATATACCAGTGATGGCAGGAACTTCCTATATGGTTTTAGAGTGCCTTCCTTGTGTGGTTTGTAATATTCATAATATAAAAAGTTCTTACCGGGATTGGAAGCAATCAATAACTTAGGTATTATCCCGAACTCATCAAGTTTATATCTAATTCTACTCATGACAATATTCTTGGCCTTTGATGTTACTTGAGCGCCCTCATCAATGAACACACCAGTATATTCTGTTGAGCCAAGAGAATCAAATTCTGGGTCGGATGGATAGAAGAACAATTCCCTGAAATATATGGTAGAATCATTATAGAATCTTATGATGTTCTCTGTTGAATTATAAAAGAAATCCCGGTCTTTCTTGAATCCCCATGCCCTTAATATATCCATGATGGTTAGAAATGTAGATGTCTTGATGTCTTTTAGCTTGTTTCTGCAGACCAACATCCTAGCACCACTATATTTAAGGCAGGTAAAACACACCCACACACAACCCAAATAAGTCTTGCCTCCACCCGCTGCTCCTCCGTAAAACAGTTCAGTTGTTATCCTGTCCTGTAGTATCTGGAAGGCTTCCCACTGTTTCGGTGTTGGTGACCACACTATCTTCTGCTTTTCTACCATCTTCTTCTAGCATTTCGGGAGTGACTATCTCCAATTTCTTTAACTCAATTGAGAATGTATAGTTCCTAACATCAACAGCGTGTTCAATCTTTTCTTTAGAACCATGCCTCAATTTTCTCCATTCAAGAAACAACCTAATTACTTCTGCTTTTTCTTTTGTTGTCTTAAGGTTAGGTTGGAGGGATTGTATAAGCATAAGGGTCTCTAAATCGGTTATATCTGCATCAGTCATAATATCATATATTCGCTTAACATTTTCATCAGTAAGGCCTTTCTTCTTCAATTCTCTTAGCTTTGATGCCAGTTTCTTATTTTTACTTCTAACCAATCCACCCTTCCTACCTAGCTCTCTTGCTTCTTCCTTGGTTCTTATAGGTATCAAATTTTGTTCATTTGCCATAGCTTTCTATTTTCCCCTATTACAGCATAGAGATTAATGATCTTCATCATAATTCTTTAGGCAAGGATACCCACTGCTTTAGCGGTGGGAGGAATTGCCTCTACCTCCATTATATTGTTTGAGCATAATCTTTGAATTTTAGTGTATTTAACTGAATGTGATATATTGTTTTTATCAATATCACAAACATCAAAGAATCCTGAACTTCTTCTACCTTTAACAAAACCTATTTGATTGTTAATCTTAACTTTATCCCATTGATTGTAACCAAATATTTGTCCACTTGGAAGTTTTTTCTCACTTCTTACACCTTTAGTCATCTGATATCTTCTTTGTGTAACACACACTTTCTTGAATATTTTATTAATTCTTTCAATATTTTTAGGATTTGCTATTGCTACTGCATCAAAACAATGAGATTTAGGAAGATTTAATCTCATCCTGTTTCTTTTTGTTATGTGTCCAAATGTTATGCTAACATCAAAATCTTTTCTTAATTCTTTGATTATGAAATCTTTTAATATTGTTACTTGTGTTGCCATCTTATATTCTTTTGGCTTTCTGAATTTGTGTTTGATTAATCCTTTATGGAAATCTTGGTGACATTTTAAATGTACAGTAATCATATTATCTGGTCTATCTGTTCCACCATCTTTTCTCTGTTTGATGTGGTGTGTTTGTAGGATTCCTTCTCTTTTCTTGCAGATTTGACAGGTATAATTGTCTCTTTCAAACACATAAGCTCTAACATTATCATAACCCTCTGTAACACCTTTTTGATATTGTTTGCCTTTGATATCTGGGTTCTGTAATTTTTGTGTATCAAACTTTGCTATCTCAACTATTACTTTATTTATTGGCAGAATCTTTGATAATTGTTTTACAACTTTTACGGTTGAATCTAGTTTGCTTTGTAGAGATGGTGGAAGTTGTCTATTTGATGTTCTGTTATCAAATCTTGCTTCTCTATATCTTGTATTTCTTGAACGTCTTGTTCT